AGGAAATCGGCAAGGTCGGGGGCGGAACCGAGCCGCGCTATCGCTGCGACGGCGTGTGGAGCGAGGGTGACAGCCCGACGACCGTCATGGACATGCTCAAGGCCACGATGAACGCCGACCTCGACGACGTGGGCGGCAAGCTGCGCCTGACGATCTTTCACGACGACCTTGCGGACGTTGCGGCCGCGTTTGACGACGGCGACATCATCGACGCCTTCGAATGGCAGTCGGTCCCGCCGCTCGACCAGACCTTCAATATTGTCCAGGGCGCCTACACCGATGGCAGCGACGTGGGCCTCTATCAGCAGGTCGATTACCCGCGGCAGGAGGTCAGCAGCCCCGATGGCATCGACCGCATCAGCACGTTCAACTTGCCGATGGTGGAATCGGTCGGCCAGGCGCAGCGCCTTGCTGCCATGCGCCTCGAGCGCCAGCGCTATGGCGGCGTGTTCTCGGCCGAGTTCCAGGCGACCGCGTGGAAGGTGCAGAAGAACAGCATCGTCAAGCTGACCTTCGCCCAGACCGGGTTCGTTGAGAAGCTGTTCCGGGTGGCCGAGATGGAGATCAGGCAGGACGGCGTGGTGCCGATGACGCTGGTCGAAGAGAACGCTGCGATCTACACCCCGCCCTCGCTGGCCGCCGCGATCGCACCGGTGGCCTCCACGCCGTATCAACGCGCGCTGGATCCGCTAGTCCTGGCCCTTGGCGAAGTGGATGCGCAGGCGGCGCGGCTCAAGTTGTCGAGCAGCTACACGCGGGGGCTGGCCGGCAACATCACGCAGGTGCATGACGGCACGGGGACAGGCACCGTCACGGTCACCATCCCCGATCATACGCGGGTCTATGGCGATTCCTCCGAGGTCGCAGTAACCGGCGGCGACTTCACGCTTGACGAGACGACCAGCTATCTCCTGTCCTACGACGACGAGGATTTCGCGGGCGGCGAATTGGGCGTGGACTTCGCCCTGGTTGAAATCACCCCCGGCACGGGCGGGCAAACCGGCGGCGACGCCTATTTCAGCGCGGCCAATCCGTATCGCCACTATCTCGCGACCGTGACCACCGTGAACGAGGCGGGTGATGGCGGCGGGGCAGGTGGTTCTTCGCCCCCCGGCGGTGGTGGCTGGGACAATGACGATCCCGGCGGCGATATACCCTAGCGGCGGTAAATTCAGCGCACCTCCAGCGATACCCGTGCGACATGGCAAGCGCACCCGAAATCAACATCGTGGCCTACAAACGGGTTCCGTTCGACGACACGATTCCCGACTTCCGCGGCGATTACACTGGCGCGACCGCGCTCATGGAAGTCCGGCCCGAACCGGGTGCTGATGGCACGCCGGTTCTTTCGCTCAGCACAGCGCTCGCGAGCGGGCAAGGCATCGTGATCACCTATGACGACGAGTACGTCACCGAACATCAGGGCGAGACCTTCACCGGCGCGAGCCTCGTCCAGATCCTGATCAACGAAGCGACGCTCGAAGCGCTCGATTACGCGGCATCGCCCGACGAGCCCGCCACCTATCACTACGACATGCACATCACCCCGAGCGGGGGCACCAAGTTCGTCGCCTACCGGGGCACATTCACGATCAACCCGGGAGCCACACGATGACCTTGCCAGCAGTTTTGCCGGGCGTGCCGCCTGTGGTTGTGGGTGATGTGAATTCGGCCGAAATAGCGCGCCAACGCGCTTTGGCAGAAAGCGCTGCCGACCGCGCGACCGCCGCCGCCGACGCATTGGATGACCTGACCGAAACTGTATCAGGGCCGAACCTGTATAACCCCGCAGACGCTGACCAGCGTCGTGCAGGTAAGTATATCACCAGCGCGGGGGCGATCAAAACCGAAGCCTCCTGGGGGCTGGTCGCGGTCCCCGTCACTGCCGGTCAGACCTATACGCTATGGACGAACACCACGCGGCGCGCGGGGCTTGCATTCTACACAGCGGACCCGACCGACGCGAATTATCTCTCTGGCAGCTATATCGGCACTGTAACCAATCCGCAGACAGTAACCGCTCCGGCGGGCGCGGCTTACATGATCTTCAACCTGTGGAGCAATTCGATTGCCGAGCCGTCGCAGGTGATGCTTAACACGGGCAGCAATGCGCTTGAATACGAAGCCTATTTCACGCCCTACCCCGTCCTGAGCGAACAGTCGGTAAACGAAAGCGCGAGCGGCCCCAAGTTGCGGCTTCGCGGTGCCGGTTCAACCACAAGCTATATCGACACGCCGCGCGGCGCGACTAGCCTGCGGCAAGAGTTTTACCTCTGGCCGACTGCCAGCCTAACGGATTCAGGTCTGTTCGATTTCGCCGCGATCACGATTGGCGGCTTCGTTATCAAGACCGCCACCGATGACACCGCGCCGGTCCACGCAATGAGCGCGACTCTTGGCGCGGGGCACGGCTACAAAATGTCCCGGCTGACTGCCACCGCGCACGGCAAGACAAGTGCCGACATCGGGCAGGTATTGAGCAACGGCGGCGCGGAATGGATCATCGTCGGCATCGTGGATGCGAACAGCCTCTACGTCACGGCTCGCACCAGCGACGCCTACGCCACGACCGGAACGTTCACCTATGTCTCGGGTGGCAGCGATACCTCGAACGTGACAGCCTCCGCAGCGGCCAATGAGGCTATGTTCCAGTGCTACGGCAGTCGCTCGCTCTCAATCGAGGTGGACGGCATAGAGATAACCGACACTAGCGGATATTTCCCGTTCCAGGACTGCGTGGTTTTTCGCGAGACCTACGAAATAGCGTCCAAGACCGATATTGCCGAGTGGTTCGTTACGAACGGCGAGGGGCCGCACGAAGCAGAGGGCACGATCGCGATCACGAACACCTATCGTTATGACCGCGAGGGTAATTTGACGATCCACAGCGATTACCTCGCGTTGAAAGCGCATGACCTGACCGACATCATGGTTTTGCAGGCCCAGTTGGCAAACACCAATGACGGCGGCGTTGACTACTACATTCCGAAGGCGGTCACGGCCACCCACGAAAGCACAAGCTACGATTTCCAGCTAATCGAGGATTCCGCGCCTGCTGCGGTCTGGTCAACGGCTTTCGACCTGACCCCGGCTCGGTGTGAAGCGACAGGCATCCTTGCTGACCGAATGATGATGCTGACCGACAATTACGGCTTCGCAATGGGCTTCTTGCCTGTTCAGGACGCGGCTGTTGCGACCCGGCGAACACAGGTCACCAATAAAGCGATGGAGATTCGCAACGGCACTCGCAAGGTCTATATGCGTCTCATCGACAAAGGCGTTACATCCTTGGTGCCTGGCGATTACTTCTCCGGCGTTGCATACCGCACATCCTTTGTGCGCCCGTCCGAGCGCACAGCGGCTTATACCGTGCGCAAGCCCGGTGCGGATTACCTCTTCGTGGATTGGCATGATGTCGCCGCGATAGACCGCGTTCCGGTGCCCTCTGATTTCGAGGGTCGGGACTTCACGGTTGTAGAAAGCCGGAATTGCACTGTCGTTGGAGAGTTGACTAGCCGCCTTGTGGTCGATGTCGATTGCGCCGGGGACTATGCCTATCTGATCCTGAAAGTATCGGCGTGACCCGCACCATCACCTGCCTAGCTATAATGTGCTTGGCATGGCCAATAAGCGAGTGTGCATTCGACTTTTGGCGCGCGAGGCCGAGGTGATGCACGACGTCCTCGCCCATACCTTCCCGCCCAGCTTTGCCGATGGGCCGTTGTCCTACGGGATGGCGCTTTTCAGCATGTCGCTCTGCAGCGCGCTATCGCTGGCGATGATGCTGCGCTTTTGGTTTGAGGCCCGCGCGCGCCGGGAGGCGTGGAGATTAGCTGCGAACCCGCGCCCAGAAGATGAGCCGTTCGCTTCCCCGCTGACGATCCATCGCATGATCGTTTCGTGTTTCTTCTTCATGGTATTCATCGGGGTGACGCCGGATGCGGTCAAATACCTTGTGTGGGGCGAAGTCTCCATGCCAGTGATGCACGTTATCCAAGAGGTCGATCAGAGGCTCGACGGACTGACGTTTATCCCTCTCGTCGCGGCCACCTTACTTTCGACGTGGGCGATGCAGGTGATCCCGCAACAGTTGATCCAAGAAACGCGCGTGATGCTGCGCCCGCCCACTTGGGAAGTCCTCAAGCCGCACGCGAAGGTGGGGGCGGCTGTGATGCTGATCGCTATTGGAGTGACGCTCGCAAAGGCCGGGGCATGAAAGGCGTGACGGTCACCGCAATCGCCGCGCCGAGTGTCGGCCCGGCGCTCGTTACGCTGTTCGGCATCGACGTGCCCGTCATGGCGCTGTGCCTGTCGGTGGCTGGGTTGGTGCTCGCCCGGGTCGTCGCACCGCCTCCGCTGCGCAAGCTGTCGCGCGTGCAGGAGGTGTCGCTGACGCTGCTCCTCCTTGTCGTGCTGTTCTTGATCGTGACCGGCGAGCTCGGCGGCGGTGATCCGCTCGGCCCGGGCATGGCAACCGTATGGGGCATTGGCCTCGGGTTCTCTGGCCTGCTCGCTGTTGAATTCTTCGGTGAGCGCATCCGCGCGATGCTGACCGCTCTCATGGGAGGTGCGAAATGAACATCAAGAAACTGCAGGAATCGCTCGGCGTCACGGCTGACGGCATCGCCGGGCGCGGGACCTTCACCGCCCTGTTCCGCAAGCTTGGCGCTTCGCAGGAGCGCGCCGAAGAACTGGCGCTGTCGGCGAATGTCCACTTCCCCGCCCACGGGATCATGGACAGCGCGCTTCGCCTGGCGCACTTCATGGCGCAGCTTTGCCACGAAAGCGGCTCGTTCCGGTACATGGAAGAGATCGCGAGCGGCGCCGCTTACGAAGGCCGCGAGGATCTTGGCAACGTCTATGCGGGCGACGGGCGGCGCTACAAAGGGCGCGGGCCTATCCAGCTGACCGGCCGCGCGAACTATCGCACCTTTGGCCTGCGCATCGGCATCGACCTCGAGCGGCATCCGGAAATTGCGGCCGTGCCCTCGATCGGCCTGCATACCGCGCTGGAATACTGGCGCGACCGCGGGCTCAACGCATGGGCCGACCGCGATGACGTGCTGACCATCACGCGCAAGATCAACGGCGGTACGAATGGGTTGGCCGATCGCAAGCATCACCTCTCGAAGATCAAGGGGTGGCTGCTGTGACCCGCTCGCAGCAACGCTTCCGCTTGGCGATCGGTGTGCTCGGCCTCGATGCTGCCCTGCTCGCCGCGCTGGTTTGGCTGGCCGCGAACGACATCGCCGTGTCGGGCGAAAATATCTTGTTCATGGCGGTCGGCATCGCGCTCGGGTGGGGCGGCACTGTCCTCGCCTACTATTTCGGCACTTCGGAATCGAGCGCGCAGAAAACCGAACTGCTTGAGCGTCGACCGCAGGGAACGCCAGCGGATCCAGTGCATGTGGAGGACGGCCAATGATCGGCGAGCGAATGGGTGAAATGATCTGGCGCGGCATCGTCGAGCGCGTGCGCGGCATCGCGGCGGATTACTGGCTGATCGCGGTGGCGCTCGTGCTGTTCGTCGCCGGGCTCTGGGTGGGAGGCTGGCAGTGATTACGAATTTCCTCGCCCCGCTGACGCACAAGCTGTTCGTCGGCGCTCTCGGTGTCGCGCTCGTGGCCATCGGCATCCTTTGGTGGTCGAACAACGCAAAGGCCGACCGCATCGAAGGGCTGCAGAAGGACTTGGCTGGCGAAGAAGCCCGCCATGCTGTCACGCGCCAGTCGGTCGACGCGCTCGAAGCGGTGATCGCCGATCTGAACGAACAAGCCGAGCAGCGTGCCGCGGCATTCGCAGAAGCACAACAATTGGCCGAGAAACGCGAAAGCGAATTAGCAGCGGCTCGGCGTTCGTCCGACGCGGCAATCGCACGGCTGCGCACCCTGTCGCAGCGTGCGGGGCAATGCGCGGTGCCCGATGATCTGCGCGAACTTGCGGAGGGTTTGTGATGTCGAACGTAGGCTGTCTTGCGCCGATCGGCCTTGCAGGGGTCTTGTTCATCGGCGCCTGTCAAACCGCCGAGCCCGGCATCGAGGTCCGCACGGTCGAGGTGGTGCGCGAGGCGCAGAAGCCCTGCCCCGGGAAGCCACCGGTTCGCCCGGCGCCGCTTGGTCCGCTCATGGTGACCGCCGAAGCCGCTCTTGCGCAGACGCTGGCCAAGCTGGCGGAGTATTCCGCGCCCGGTCAATTCGCCGACCAGGCGGATGCGTATGTCGAGGCGTGCCCTCCCTCACCCGAATAACCACACCGCCACCGGCAACAGGATCACCGCAGCGATCAGCGCGAATTCGAGCCTTACCCCCATCGCGCCCGGTACGCCTCATAGGCCTGCCGGAACTCGAGCCAGCACACGCGCTCTTTCGGATTGAATTCGGGGAATTCCTTCACTCGTTCGAACGCGGCATCGAGCCGTAGCTTTTCGTCGCTGGCGAGCCGCTGCTTAGAGGCGTCGTGGGATAGGGACAGGCGGGGGATTCGAACTTCGTCGGTCATGGGCGGCTTATCGGCCGACGGGCTACTGTAGGAAAGCCCCAATCACCCCCGCTAGTTACCCCAGCCCTATAAGCACCTGGACTGGCTTAGGTAGGCGCATTGGATGCCTCGGGAATAATCCTCGGATCGGAAAGCACGTTAAGCACGGCGCTGGCAAACACCTCCCAAGTAACGGGCCTACCGCCCATGCGCTCCCACTCGTCACGGGCGCATATCAGGACGGTTTCCGCAGGCAGGTTAAACGCGGGGCTGTTGTCGTTGCCCGCTTCGGTCACTTCTCTAAGATCATCCATGTTTGCTGTCCTCGATGTCCTTGGCCACTTCTTCAAGCAAGCGCGCCAATTGGTTTTCAGAATACCCTCGGCATTTTTGCGCCTCTTCTCGCACCCATTCGACAATCGCCGCGCGTTCCCGTTCTGCATCAGTCATGGCTGGCGTCCTCACGACGAGGGAGGGTTGGGAAACCCGCGCGGGTCAGGACAAGGGCGATCCGGTCATCATCCGCTGGCCCGTTCAGGCATTCGGCATACACGCTCGCAATCCCCGCCTCGAAGCCGCGCTGGTAGTCGCTGTCTGGCGGGTCGCCATAGGACAGCAGCAGGCCTTCTTCGATGAACTTGCGCGCCTTGTGCGCTTCAAACGATACTATCTCTGACATTGGTGTCTCCTGTGGCTAGGCGGGCAAGAGCGGCTTTGCTTGCGCGCATCATCGCCCTGCGTTGCTGGCGGGTGGTTGGGTATGGCGGGCCGAGTGTAGCGCGATAGCGGCGAAGGCGTGGCTTCCGGCGAGGCAGGCGACGCACTTCATCGGAGGGGCGGATCGGTTCGGTAGTTGCGCCCATTGCCGAGAGTGCTCCTAACGCGGCCAAGCCTGCTAGTCCGTAATGCACGGCTATTCTCCTTCACTACTGGCTAGGCGGTCGATCTCCGCGAGAATATCGGGGTGCGGGGAAAACCATTCGCCTCGCACATGGTGCTTCTCGAACTTTGTGTGCAGCTTGGCTTCAAGGATGCTTCCGCCCATGACATCGCCAATGAGCCGTAGCTCGGACGAATTGCCTGTTTGCAGCGTCGCAAGGCGCTTGGCGGTATCATTCGCCACGCCAATCTTGATCGGGCCGCTTTCGCCCTCTTGGATGAAATACACGCGGCGGCGGTTTATGGCCTTCCACCATTCCTCCACCTCTGGGCGTAGTCCTAGCGTCTCGTCGCTCGGCAGCGCATCGCCCTTCTCGTCAACGCAATACTTGCGAACGTGGGCGCGCCGATAGGGCGGCATTGCAGCGAACTCTGCGAGTGTTACATTGGGTTCAGACATGGGCACCTCTACTGCCTTTGTCGGGTCGGGAAGGTTGCCCCCTTCTCGGCCCTTTTAGGTTGGACAAACCACCCTCGGGACGCCGCAGGATTGCGTGGGCCGTTTGGGCAGGTTGGACAGCACTAACTTGCTGACTCTGCGAGTATATGTCAGTCCGCCCCTGGGCACCACTTCGCTACCCCGGCCAATCGTAAAAAACTTGCCTCGCTGCCCCTACCAGCGCGCGGCTGTCTATTGCGTCGCCAGATCGTCCGCCGCGGCGCCGATTTCGGCCCAGATGCGCGCCAGGTCTTCATCCTCGATACAATAGGGCGGCATCACGTAGACGGTGTTGCCGAGCGGGCGCAGCAACAGCTCCGCCTCGCGGAACCGGCGCAACAGCCGCGGTCCCAGTTCGGAAAGATAGCTCCCCGCCGGATCGCCCAGTTCGAGCGCGGCGATCGTGCCGCAGCGCCGGGCATTGCGCACCATGGCATGTCCCGACAGCGCATCGAGATGCGTCTGCTGCTTTTCTGCCAGCGTTGCGACACGTTCGCGCACGGGTTCTTCGCGCCAGATCGCCAGATTGGCGACCGCTGCGGCGCAGGCCAGCGGATTGGCAGTGTAGCTCGACGAATGGTAGAAGGTCCGCGTGCGGTCGGTCGAATAATGCGCCTCCCAGATCGGCTCGCTCGCCATGGTCACCGCGAGTGGTATCGCGCCCCCGGTCAGCCCCTTCGACAGGCACATGATGTCGGGCACCACGCCGGCCTGCTCGCAGGCGGTCAGCGTGCCCGTGCGGCCCCATCCGGTCATGACCTCGTCGGCGATGAACAGCGTTCCATGCGCGGCGCAGATCGCTTGCATTTGCTCAAGCACCGCGGGCGGATACATCAGCATGCCCCCCGCCCCCAGCACCAGCGGCTCGACGATGAATGCCGCTGCGCCTGCAGCGCATTCTGCCTCCAGCGCGTCGAGCGTCGGCTGCGGATCATTTGCGGGAAAAGGCACGCGGCCGACATCGAACAGCATGGGGGCATAGGCAGCGTTGAACACGCCGCGCGCGCCGACCGACATCGCACCGATGGTGTCGCCGTGATAGGAATGCTCCATCACCACCACGCGGCTGCGCGCCTCGCCACGATGCGCCCAGCAACCGAGCGCCATCTTGAGCGCGACCTCTACCGCGGTCGAGCCGCTGTCGGAGAAAAACACGCGGGTGAGCGCATCGGGCAGGATGCTGCGCAATTCATGCGCCACGTCTTCTGCGGGCTGGTGCGTCCAGCCGGCAAAGATCATCTGGTCGAGCCGCTGCGCCTGATCGGCAATCGCCGCCATGATCCGCGGGTGGCAGTGACCATGCGTGGTCACCCACCAGCTCGAGATCGCATCAACGATCCGGCGTCCGTCCTCGGTGTACAGCGCGGCGCCCTCGGCATGCGTGACCAGCGGTACCGGATCACCAAGACCGTGCTGCGTGAAGGGATGCCAGACGGGGGAATGGGTCATGCGAAGTCGTCCAGGTCGAAATTGTCGGCAAAGGCGGCAGCCAGCGTTTCCGCATCGAGCGTCGGCAGTATCGGCAATCGGCCCAGCCGGCGGACATTGCCCAAACGGCAGATCGTCGCCTCGCTGTCCTCCACCGGATCGCCGATGAAGGCGACGCCGTGCACCGCCACGCCGCGCGCACGCAGCGCCTCGATCGTCAGCAGCGAGTGGTTGATCGTGCCGAGTGCCGTGCGCGCGACGACAATGGTGGGCAGCCCCCAGCGCGCGAACATATCGGCATAAAGCACCCCCCCGCCGAGGGGGACGAGCGCCCCGCCCGCGCCTTCGACCACCAGCGGACGTTGTGCTGGCAGCGCAAGGCGTTCGGGGTCGATTGCAATGCCGTCGATCTCGGCGGCGCGATGCGGCGAACATGGCGTTACGAGGCGATAGGCTTCGGGAAGCACCCGGGCTTCGGGCAGCCCTGCCAGGCGCGCGACCTGCGCCCGATCGCCGCCATCGTCGAGGCCCGCCTGCACCGGCTTCCAGTAATGCGCGTCGAGCGCGCCGGTCAGCGCAGCGGCGAAGACTGTCTTGCCGACATCGGTGTCGGTGCCGGTAACGACGAACGCGGTCATGCGAGAAACTCCGAAAGCGTGGTGGCCAGCGCATCGATCTGCGGCTTGCCGATATTGAGAGTGAGCGAGATGCGCAGGCGGCTGGTGCCCGCAGGCACGGTGGGCGGACGGATGCCGCGAATGTCGAAGCCCGCCTCGCGAAGGCGCTGCGCGAGCGCCATGGTACGCGCGTCCTCGCCCACCACCAGCGGCATGATCTGCGAGCCGCTCCGCGTCACTCCGAGCGGACCGAGTGCCTCCTCTGCATAAGCGATCAGATCTGCAAGCCGCGCGCGCCGCTCGGGCTCGTCGTCCAGCACGCGCAGAGCCTCGCGCACGCAGGCGGCCATCAGCGGCGACGGCGCGGTCGAGAAGATGAAGCTGCGCGCGCGATTGACGAGATGGTCGCGCATGATCCGCGGGCCGCACAGAAGCGCGCCCTCCGCCCCCAGCGCCTTGCCGCAGGTGCGCAGCACAATCGCGTTCTCGCGCCCGTCGAGCTCCGCAGCCAAACCGCGCCCCCCGGCACCGAAAACGCCGGTGGCATGCGCATCGTCCGCCAGCAGCACCGCGCCGTATCGATCGGCAATTCGGGCCAGTTCGGCCAGCGGCGCGCGGTCGCCGTCCATGCTGTAGAGCGACTCAACCGCGATCCAAGCGGTTCCGCGCGGATTACCGGCGCGCCAGCGTCGCAGCGCATCGGCGAAGGCATCGGCGTCATTATGCGCGACGGCGATACATTCGGCGCGGGCCAGCCGCATGCCCTCGTGCGCGCTCGCGTGCACCAGCGCGTCATGGAAGATCGCGTCGCCACG